GCGGGTTTCGACCCGTCTGCGGCACGCGACCATTTCAATAAAGGATACGGACCGGGTGAATCGGGCTACGACCATCGAGGACAAGGCTCTCTTGAAGGCGCTGGTGAAGACGATTCCGGCAAGCGACCACAACCGAATTTCGGTTCAGCGCCATCCGGTAACAAGAATGTGATTAAGAGTGATTACCTCAACGCCGCAAATGTTTCACAAAGTGAAATCGAAGCCGCGTATGAAGTTTTCAAAGCCGCGGCAACTGAACAACAGTTCAAGTCCGACTTAAACAATCACTTCACAGACCGATTCCTCAAAGAACAAAAAGCGGAAGCAGATGCAGTTGCAAAGAGTGAATTCGATGCACGACAGCCACTTGTTGAATTGCAAAAGGCTGTTCTTGCTCTCAATGACCGCATTGACAATGTTTCTTCAAGTGGTGGCTCAATGATTTCAAAATCAGCGAACACCGCAACAATTACAATTCCCGAAACTGCCGAACTTGCAAACATGTCATGGGATGATGTCCACCGACTTGCAGACCGCGCATTGAAGGGAGGTGAATACTGATGGCAAGAAATTATGTAAGAACAGTTCAAGACATGGAGCGATACTATTACGGTGGCGCTTCTCAAACAGGTTATACTTACGGAAGCGGTGACATTCTCAAAGCAGATGCACCACTACTTTCGACAACTGCTGGAACATACCAAGCAGTTTACGGTCGAAAAGTGTGGTCGCAACTCAACCAAGAATTCAATGCGTTTTCGATTCTCCCTAAAAAGCCGTGGGAAAGAAGCGGTTGGAGAATTTTGACGGAGCGCGCTTCCTTTACCAAAGGTGGCGGTGTTGCTGAAAATGGCACGCTTCCGGATACTTCCAAGCCCGAATTCCTTCATGTTGCCGCAAAGCCAAAAACCATCGCGCACACTTTTGACCTATCCGAAGTGAGCATGTTCCTATCGGACAAAGATGATGGTATGGGCGATGTGCGACAAGTCTTGAAAGAAGAAATGGGTAAGCACCACGCTGAACACATCAACAGAATGCTTCTTGAAGATGTTGATACACCTGCGGGTAATGACTTTGAATCACTTGACCGATTGACAACTGACCCTGCGGTGCAGACTGTTACACAAACTTCGGTGAGTGCTTTGACCGACCACGACTTGTATTCAATTACTCGCGATGGTTCAGCGGCATACCACAGCGCAGAAGTGGATGTCGGTGGTGACGCTTCAACAGCGGCAACCAACCGAAACCTATCCCTCAATCAACTTGATGGATTGTTCCAACAAATTTGGACTCGCGGTGGTAATCCAAAAGTCATGCTTACAGGATACGACACACTTATGCGTGTTCAACAGTTGCTACAATCCCAACAGCGATTCATGGACAGCAAGCGCGTAACACCAACCTTCAACGGTGTAAAGGGTGTTCCGGGTCTTGAAGCAGGTTTCATTGTTGCAACATACAACGGTGTTCCTATGATTCCAACAAAAGATATGCCGACAGAAGGCGCTGGCACTCTTTCGCGTATCTATTATTTGGATACTGATTACTTGTGGTTCCAAACTGCAATTCCAACACAATACTTTGAATCCGGTATTGAAACCGGCGACCCATTCGCGATTAACCGTCTTGGACAAGAGGGGCTATACAGAACAATGGGCGAACTTTGGTGTTCGTTCTTCGGTGCAAGTGGTAGCATTCGCGACTTACAATGAGGTGATGAGATATGGCAACAACAACACATAGAGGAATTACATACACAACAAGCGCAAGTGCAACGATTACCGTTGACCTTGACCTGCCCCTACAAGCAGGTGTGGACCAAGACAGCACGACTTGGTTGGGTGCAAACTACCCCGGCGCGCTTGATTCGTTTGAACCACGACAGACTGACGGTGCAAACCGACACCAACCACGCTTGCTTTGTTTGACGCTTGGTGCAATGGCAAACGCAGAAACGCTCACCTTGAGTGGTGACTGTAACGCTATTCTCGCGGTGATGGGTCACGGTCAAGACACCACGGCAAACCTCGCTCTTACCGCAAGTGGTCTTGTTGTAACTGCGACCTGTGATGCTACGACTGACGGAACCACTAACGACACAAGCAACGCATCCGTTTGGATTCTTGTGGCTTGAGGTGGTGATTCTTTTTGCCTAAAATAACCTATCGCGGTCGCAAAAAAGCGGGTGTGAACATGGGAAGATTAGGTTGGTGGACATGGGGCGTATCGCGTGATGTTACAGAAGAGTGGCTTGAATCACATCGAGTCGCAATTGACCACAGCGATTTTCTCATTGAAGGATATTCTTTCACAACCGTTGACGAAGGTAACGATGGAATACCGGATATGTCATGGACTAAAGGTGATATTATGGGATGGATGGATGAAAACGATGTGGAATATTCATCGTTAAACACCAAAGCAAAATTACTCGCGAAAGTCGAGGAACACCTTAACCCAACCGAAGAATCTAATAACGAGGCAGAAGAAGCACAAACAACAGGAGAGGATGAATAATGGCATTTGTAAGTGATAACAGACCACACACATTGGGTGATTTAATAGTGATTACAGGAACAATCGCGAACGGCGATACTTCCGCTGATTTGAGCGACTATCTTAGTGAAGTCCTCATGGTTACGGCTGTGTCTAACGCGGGAGCCGCCGCTCCACTCACAGCCGCGATTGACACCACTACCGCAACAATCGTTCGATTTGCCGACCCCGGTGCGAACGGTGGACGCATCATGGTCTTTGGTAAGCGATGAGGTGATTCACCTTGTCCGATACAAAAGTGTTTGAATTCACACCGAACGAAGGGTGTGAAACAGGCGCGGCTGTGGCAGGTGGAGTTCAAAAGGTTCTTGACGATTACACCAACGGTAAGACAGTTGAAGCAATTACTTCTTACACTTTACAGGGCAACTTATATGTCGTAGTCGTCACCTCATGAGGTGGTTGACATGGACTTAAAAGAATTACAACGCCTTGAAAAACAGGGTTGGCGTAAAGCCGAAGAGTCAATGACAAAAACCGATGAGCGCGATAAACTCAAAGGTGTGTTCAAGCGTCAAAACATGAAGACGCGTAACATCCGTGATATTGTCAACATCGGTGCTGGAACGCGCTGTAAATTCTGTGGTATGCTTCATTTCTGCTACCTTGAGCGATGTGGTGCGTGTAAGAAACCTATGGAATACAATCTTGGTAAAACAGAAGAGGTGATATGATGAGTCCATTTGAGAAGGCTTGGCGTTTGCTCAAGGAGTTGACACCCGAACAGCAACAACGAATTGCTGAATTACAACAAATGGGTATGGATTCGTATGCTGAACAAATGCGTTCAAATTTTGAAGCGTTGAATGCTCAAGAGCAAAAAAGACAGGCTTCAATTCCACAAATGACTCCCGCGGCACAACAATATCAAAATAAATTAGATTCAATAAACGCGAAAAGCGATTTAGCACAAAGAATAAGAAGAGCGAAAAAAGACGGAGAAAGAGAATTATACAAGAAATTGCTACAACAATATGAAGAACAATACGGGCAATTGAGGCGATGATAAATGCCAACGGTATTTCAAACAGGTGAGCGTGAAGGACGACCATTATTCCCCGATAGGCTTTACTACACATCAGCACAGAAAGTAGCAGATATTTTGCAAATACCATTCCCCGACCCTGTTTATCTATCAGCAAATGATGGCTCAACCTATGTTGACATTTCTCCCGCGGATTACCGATTAGTTGGATTTGAAGTTGGTGATACAATTGAAATCACAAGTGATACCGAAATGGGTGAAGAGCGAACTATTACAACTATCGCTCGCGCTTCCGGTGATGTTCGTTTATCATTTAGTGGGAGTTTGACAGGCAGTTACACAACGACCGACAACGCGCAAGTTCAAAATTTACAATCGTTTACAAATGGTAAAAGAAAAGGTGTAACAAAGGCTCAAGTTGAAACACTCATTCTTCGCACTCAAGATAAGATTGACAACCTCACAAATAACTCATGGCGACCTATGTTACAGACGGCTGAATACCTTAATTTCGATACATACAAACCATACCGACGACGATACTATACAGATTATGTTGGTTCTGTTCCTTTGATGTTCCGCAATGCTCAACAAATTCTTCGACTTGAAATATGGCAAGGTGCTGATTACCGCGAGATTGCGGCGGCTGAAATTCGACTCAAGATTGATGACTTCACACAACTTGTTGCAGACACAGATAAAGTGTTTTTATGCCCCGGTGGTGGTGGTGTCGCGACGCTGACGGCTGGTGATGGCACAAGTAA